TGATGAAGAGGAACCAGCAGATCCTCCACCATTAGCTAAACCTAAAGAAGTAGCAGATGACATACCTGCACTCTTGTCAGAAGGAGAATATGTACTACCTGCTAATGTAGTAAGATATCTAGGCGTAGAGCGCATCATAGATATGCATCGTAGAGTTCTAGCTGAGATACAGCAGATGGAAGATCTAGGCATGATCCAGAATGTAGATGAAAATGGTGAGCCTGAACAAGACGATACTGAGATGAAGTTTGCTGAAGGAGAAGAACCAGAAGAAGGTGTAACCAAAGGCACTATTATTATTGCATCAGCTAAACCAAAAGGTATGATGTGTCCAGAGCCACTTTCTTTTTTTGAGGGTGGAACTCCTTCAGATGCAGATGCAGCAGCCGCTGCTGGAGTTGGAGCAGATCCTTCAGGAACTGGAATGTCAGGACCAGAAGGTGCAGGAGCAGATGCAGCAGCAGGAACTGGAAGCCCAGGAGGAGGAGTAGGTGGTCCCGGTCCTGGTAATGATAATGATCCAGATTATTCAGGGGGTTTTCCTTCTATAGAAGAAGAACTAACAGAAGAACAAGAAAATTTAGATAAGACAGGTTTTGGTGGTATCAATGATCAAGAAATGGGTTTTTATACAAGTCCTGAAAGAGGAACTGGTAGTGTTCAAGACGTTGCTGAAAGAGGTTTGTTTGGTTTAGCAAACCTTGTTGAAGATATAACAGGTTATACTCCTACTAAGGAAGATGCAGAAGCCAGAGAAAAATCAGAAAAAGATGCAAGCCAACCTGGTGATATGGATTTTGAATTTAAAGATCCTGAAAAAATAACAGATGATGAAATAAAAGTAGATAAGGTAATAGAAGATTTACAAAGTAAGAATGTATACATTGAGGGAGTAGGTTATATCCCTCTTGCAAGTTTAATGTCACCCAGAGATGATATAGTAGTGTGACATTAATATTGGCTACCTACTACCCTTCTCGCGGTGAGAAGCTACTAGTAGCCCCATAAGAAGAAAGTAAATAAAATGGAAGCAGTACAACAAGAAGTAAAAAACGCACCTATGCGTTATAGTAAGAAAAGCATTGAAGATGAAGAAAGAGAAATTGAAGAACTAGAAGCTCAAAGATCTGGTCAAGAAGAAGAATCAGATGAGAATCTAGGTGCTGAAGAGAAAACCTTTAAGAAAAGGTATGGTGATCTAAGAAGACACACTCAACAGCTACAAGAACAACATACAAATGATATAAGAAAGCTACAAGAACAGATTGAAAGCTTAACTAAGAAACAGGTAAAGCTACCAAAATCTGATGAAGAATTAGAAGAGTGGTCTGAAAAATATCCAGACGTTGCAAAGATAGTAGAAACTATTGCTACAAAGAAAGCACTAGAAGCTAGAGAGGATGTAGAGAAGCGACTTAAATACGTAGATGAACTACAAACTAAGGTTACTCTAGAAAAAGCTGAAGCTGAACTAGAGAAGTTACATCCAGACTTTGCAGAGATAAGGGCTGATGAAGCATTCCATCAATGGGTTGCAGAACAGCCAAAGTGGATACAGTCAGCACTCTATGAGAATGACAATGACCCTAGAGCTGCAGCTAAAGCTATAGATCTGTATAAACTAGAAACAAAACAGACTAAGCCTAAGACTAATACAAAAGATGCAGCCAAGTCAGTAAAGAGAACGTCAAGAGCAGAAGAACCTAAAACTCAAGACCGTAATGTATGGTCTGAGTCGCGTGTTAAGAGTCTTACTGCTAAAGAATGGGATAGATATGAAGAAGCTATCTCAGAATCAGTTGCAAATGGTACATTTGTTTATGATTTAACTGGAGCTGCAAGATAAAAAAAGTCTTGACAAATTAATTAAAATGTGATATACTTTGTCACATTAATAAAAACTTAGCTTTTATGGCTAGTTTTTCGGAGCCTCTTAGTAATAAGACTACCTCCTGTTTATGCTAACTGAAGAAGTTTCAACTACCTACTATCAATAGGCCAGGATTATCCTACACCCTAGAGATGTAGCCTTGAATTGTCAATAGTTGGCTCGTTTCGATAATAGCCGAAAGGAGATGACCAATGGCTTTTAAGACTGCTGCTGGTTACGGAAATCTACCTAATGGTAACTTCTCACCTGTTATTTACAGTAAGAAGGTACAGTCAGCTTTCCGTAAAACTAGTATCGTAGAGGATATTACCAACAGTGATTACTTTGGTGAGATCGCTAATTTTGGTGATACAGTACGTATCATTAAAGAACCTGAAATTACGGTTCAAGAATATGCAAGGGGTACGCAAGTAACTCCTCAAGACCTAACTGACGATGACTTCACACTTGTTGTCGATAAAGCTAACTACTTTGCTTTTAAGATCGATGACATTGAAGAAGCACATTCTCACGTAAACTTTGAATCAATGGCAAGTGATCGTGCAGGATATCGTCTAAAAGACCAATTTGACCAAGAAGTGCTAGGCTACTTATCTGGTTTCAAACAATCTGCATTGAGTGCTGTTGCAGATACAGCTAACGATGTTAAGTCTGGAACTGATCCTGTAGCTGCTGGTTCAGATGGTTTACTATCTAGCATGGAACTTACTCATGGGGATTTCGCATCAGGTGGTACTCCTGCAAACTCAATCGCCATGTCTGCATCCAATGCTTCTGCTGTTGCTACACCATTAGCAATACTTAATCGTATGTCTAGACTTCTAGACCAACAAAACGTAGACCGTGATGGTCGATGGGTTGTTGTAGATCCAGTATTCGCAGAAGAGTTGAATGATGAAAACAGTAAGCTTCTAAACAATGATTTTGCTGGTGGACAAAATGCTGGTGACATTCTAAGGAATGGTCGAGTAATTTCTGGCTTAATCAGAGGTTTTAGAGTTTATATGTCTAACAACCTTCCTTCCATAGGAACAGGTTCATCAACAATCGCAACTAGTGGTTCAGGTTCTAACTTTGGTGTGATTGTTGCAGGACATGACTCTGCTGTTGCTACAGCTTCTCAAGTAGAGAAGGTAGAAACCTATCGTGATAATGACAGCTTTGCTGACATAGTTCGCGGTATGCACTTGTATGGTCGCAAGATTCTTCGTCCTGAAGCTCTTGTTCGCGCCAAATACAACTTGTACTCGTAAGGGGGGGAGATAAATAATGGCTACTTTTGATTTAACTTCAATACAAACCCCTACTCATAACTCTTCTGAAAGAGTTGTTTACAGCATGGAAGCAGTGCTTGATATCTCTACTATTGCAAATTATTCCTGCACTGATGGAGATATATTTCAAGTAATGGAAATACCTGCAAACAGTATCATCGTTGGTGGTGCTGTAGAGGTTCTAACTGCTTTTAATGGAACAACACCAACAGTAGATATTGGCGTAACTGGTAGTGGTCCTGATGTTCTTATAGATGGACAATCTGTTGCAGGTACAGGATATTTAGGTGCTGCTAATAATGGTCTTGCTTCTGGTTATAATAAGCAAATATCAACTGCTGATACACTAGATGTAAAACTAAATGCAGGTTCTGCTGATGTTACAAGCGGTAAACTAAGAGTAGTTTTAGTTCTGTGTGACGTATCTGATAAAGGTGCAGATGCAGTTTCCGCAGCTAGGGATATCTTAGCCTAATAGATTTTGGGGTGGTTCGTATTTGGACTGCCCCATTTTCTCTCTTTTGGATTTAAAATGGCAACTACATTTCTTACATTAACTAATGATACCTTGAGAAGATTAAATGAAGTCGAACTAACTATTACTGACTTCCCTAATGCTACAGGGTTCAGAGCGCAAGCTAAAGATGCTATTAATGCGTCATTGCAAGAAATATCTCAAAAAGAATTTGAGTTTCCTTTTAATTTTCAAAACGGCTCTTTAACTTTGGCTTCGGGTACAGCAGAGTATACTTTAGCTGCCGATTTTAAAGTGGCTGATTGGGATTCGTTTAGAATCAATCACGATGCTGGTAATAATATTTCAGCTAGAAAACTAAGACTAATTAATTACGATACATTTTTAAAGAGATTTTTTGAAAGAGATTCTGAAGCAGGTACAGGTGATTTTGATCAACCTATCTATGTATATAGGACGCTAGATAACAAAGCAGGTTTTACTCCTATACCTGATAAGACATACAGCATAAGTTATAATTACTTTGCATATGCCAGTGAATTAGTTAACCCTACAGATGCTATGACTGTTCCCGATGCGTTTAAACACGTAGTAATAGATGGAGCGTTATATCATTGTTATATGTTTAGAGATAATGCTCAACAGTCTGCTATAGCAAAGAACAAGTTTGAAGAAGGTATAGATCGTATGCGTACCTTACTTATTAATAGATTTATAGACGTTAGAGATACCAGAGTAAGCAGACTAATAAATGTACCTCATGGTAATGCATAATGGTGGACTCATTAAAGGATGTAACAGTCTTATCTAGAGGTGGGCTGTTTACAAATGAAGATGTTCTATCCTTGGCAGCCACAAATCCAGGTTCTGCAATACGTATGCTTAACATGGAGATATCTCAGTTTGGTGGATATAGAAGAGTAAATGGATTTGTACCTTTTGATTCTAATCACCCTTCTCTACCAGGCAAAGGTCCAGTACTAGGTGTTTTTATATTAAAAGATATTGTATATGGAGCTAGAAGAAACTCTGCTGATTCTACTCCAACATTAGGTTTAAACCCTATAACAACTACGTCAGGTAGTGCAACTATATCGGTCGCTCATACATCACATGGGTTAATAGTTGGAAACTTTGTAACTTTTACAGGTGCTACAGATGTAGGAGGGTTGACGTTAAATGATGTAGAGATGGAAGTTACTGGTGTTCCAGATCCAAACACGTATCAACTTAGAGTTGCAACTACAGCAACTTCTTCAGCAACAGGTGGTGGTGGTTCAGTAGTAGGTGCTTACAGTATAAATTATACTATATATAAGTATCAGACAAGTGGTTGGTTAGCGTTATCTGTAGTAGACTCAACTGGTTCAGCGACTGCATTAAATAATGCTACAGTAAAAAAGTTAAGAACAACAACCCATACCTTTGCTGGTGTAGAAGAAGTTAGTATAGTAGATGGAAAAAATTTACCATCAACATATACTGGAACAGGAAATGTAACATTAGTTGAAGTAGGAACACAATCTACTGCTACTGCTTCGGTAACAACAGATTTTAGAAATAGACAATTTTATGCAGGTTTTTCTTCTAACCCTGATAAAGTAATTTTTGCTGATGCAAATAGCGCAAAAACATTTACTGCAAGTAATGCAGGAACTTTTTCGGTTGGATTTAATATAACAGGCATGGCTAAGTTTAGAGATGGTCTGTTTATATTTGGAAAAGATAGAATAAAAAAAGTTGTAGCAGATCCTACTCTTGTGTTTGCTCAACAGGAAGTAACAAATAACATTGGCTGTATAGCCACAGATAGTATAATAGAGTTAGGTGGTGACGTATTATTTCTAGCATCAGATGGTATACGTCCTATTCAAGGTACAGCTAGGATTGGTGATATTGAGCTTGAGACTGTTTCTAAACCAGTGCAACAATTATTGCAATCACTACCAGATACGCACGACTTAGAAAATATGTCTTCAGTAGTTATCAGAAACAAATCTCAGTTTAGATATTTCTTTCCTAAAACTACTACAGCACAAGCAGACACACCAGGAATAATAGGTGGACTACGATTTGCAGATAGAAGAGTTGGTTGGGAGTTTGGTGAGTTATTAGGTATACGTTCATTTGTAGCTACCAGTGGTTTAGTAAATGACGTAGAGATGATACTACACGGTGATTTGAATGGCGAGATATTTAGGCAGGAAGTTGGGAGTACTTTTAATGGTGGGGATGTTACGGCTGTTTATGCATCACCCTTTTTATATTTCGACTCTACCGAAAGACGCAAAATATATCAGCATATATCGTTGTTCACTAGACCAGAAGGAACAGCTACAATTAACTTAGGTATCGCATACAATTGGGATGATCCTAATACACCAGACCCAACTACGTATTCGCTAACTACAGCAGGTGCTTTGGCAAGATATACAACTACAGCAAGCACATATGATGCTTCATTTACGTTTGATGGTTCGTCTAGTCCAGTTCTAGAAACCAATATTCAAGGATCAGGGAGAGCAATATCATTAATAATAACATCTACAGGAACCCAAGCTCCCTACAGTATCAGTGGGTTCTCGATTACTTATCAAGATGCAGGATATAGATAATGGCAGGATATACCAGACAATCAGCAGCTCAGATAATTAGTGGTGAGGTTATTTCAGCATCACCTATTAATGCAGAGTACAACCAATTACTAGCCGCATTTAATAGTTCTACAGGTCATAAGCATGATGGTACTGCTGCTGAAGGACCACCTATAGCTTTAATAGCAGATGCTGATTTAAAAAACAAAATAGTAATAGATACAAGTAACAATGAGCTAGAATTTTATGTCGAGCAAGGTGGTGTTGCTGAACAACAATTATCCATAAAGCATGAGATAATAGAGCCTACTACTGATAATAACATAGACTTAGGTAGTTCAACTAAGGTATTTAGAAACGCATATGTTAATGCGATAAATGTAGGAGCAACTGGTGGTACTTTTGCAAGCGTAGATATTAATGGCGGTACTATAGATGGTACAGTTATAGGTGGTAGCGTTGCAGCAAATGTAACAGGCGATACTATAACAGCAAATCAGTTTTCTGGCCCAATATCAGGTGCAGTTACAGGAAATGTTTCGGGGGATGTAACTGGTGATGTAACTGGTAACTTAACAGGTAATGTTACTGCAAGTGTTGGTTCAAGTCAATTTAATGATGTTGTTATTAGCGGTAACTTAAACATGGATGCTGGTACAACATCCACTATTACTAATTTAAGCGCACCAAGCGGTGCTAATGATGCTGCAACAAAAGACTATGTTGATACCTCTATTGCTAGTTTAGTTGATGCAGCCCCAGGAGATTTAGACACATTAAATGAATTAGCTGCCGCTTTAAATGATCAGGCTAATTTTGGATCTACTGTGGTATCCAGTATAGCAGCTAAACTACCGTTAGCTGGTGGTACAATGACTGGTAATATTACTATGTCTCAAAGTGGTGGTACTACAACAGTTACTGGATTACCTACACCTTCGGCAGGTTCTGATGCTGCTAACAAAACATATGCTGATACTAAACTTCCTAGTGCTAGTCCTACTGTTGCATCTGGCCCATTAACTTTATCAGGCGCACCAACTCAAAACCTTCACGCAGCCACAAAGTTATATGTAGATACCGTTGCAGGTTCTAACCAACAAGCTGCTACTAGTGCTGCAGCCGCAGCTAATAGCGCATCAGACGCTCAAAAATTAGCAATTAATCCAGAAAATTCTCAATTTACATTAGCTGATGGTGTAACTACAGGGTTCTCTGCATTGCATCACGCTGCTAAAGCAGAAGACAGTGCAACTGCAGCCGCTGCTAGTTTTGATAGTTTTGATGACATATATCTAGGGCCAAAATCTTCAGCACCCTCAACAGACAACGATGGTGATGCACTTCAGACAGGTGCGCTTTATTTTGATACTACAGCAGGAAAGATGTTCGTATATGATGGTTCTAGTTTTGTTGTAACAGGATCTGCTGTTAATGGAACTAGTAGCAGACAAGTCTATGTAGCTACATCAGGTCAAACTACATTTGCAATATCCCATGATGTTGGGTTTGTAGACGTATATATAAATGGACTAAAGCTACGTACAGGAACTGATTTTACAGATAACAATGTTAGTAACATCGTACTTGCATCAGGAGCAAATGCTGGAGATATTGTAGACATTGTAGCATTCGGTGCATTTAATGTAGCTAATGTTTATAATCAAACACAATCAGACGCTAGATATACACGTATAGCAAATAACCTTTCTGAACTATCAGGTTCAGCATCTACTGCTAGAGCTAACATAGGAGCTGCACCAACAGATAGTCCTACGTTTATAGGCACAGTAACAATACCTACTTCTGGTTTAAATTATTCAGGTACTACTGTAACAGCTACAGGAGCAGAATTAAATCATGTATCAGGTGTTACTAGTGCAATACAAACACAAATAGATACTAAAGCTGATATAACTGGTCATGTAGCAAATTTAAGTGCAGGTGCAAGTGGATCAATACCTTATCAAACAGGCAGTAATACAACAACATTTAGAACAATAGGCTCTACTGGACAGGTACTAACAGTAGCTGGCGGTGTTCCTACTTGGGCAGAGCCAGCAGCAAGCGGAACATCAAATGCGAAAGCATATTTCTTTGGAGCAATGTAAGGAGATAAAAAATGGCATCAGGAATATTAGGGCAGACAGATATAACAAGTATTAATACAGATACTAGTGTTTATACTGTTCCTGCATCTAAGACAGCAAGTTTAACTTTGTCTTTAGTAAACAGAGCATCTACTTCAGCTTTAATACGAGTAGGACTATGTGCTTCAGGCACAATAGGTAATTCAGAGTATATAGAATTTGAAACAGTATTAGCAGCTAAAGGTGTTTTAGAGCGTACAGGTATTGTACTGCAAGCAACAAAGCAAATTGTTGTACGAACAGATACGGCAAATATATCTGTCAGTGCTTATGGATTTGAGGAGTAAAATTATGGGTCGTTCTTTAATAACAGATAACGTAACAGTAAGCGGAACTGTCACAACAATATCAGGTGCTAATACAGGTGCTATTGAAAGACCTATAGCTCCAACGCTTGTAAAAGTCACTGATAATAATGCTATAACAGCAAACATAGCGTTTACCGTGAGTGCATTTTCTAGCCCTATTGTAACTAGTTCTAGTAGAGTTGGTTTTGTCATTCAACTATCTGACTCTAGTTCTTTTGATCCTCTTATATCTGAATCAATTGTTGCGGATACAAATCAATCTTCACATAACATAACAGTAACAATACCTGCTGCATCATTAGGTGGAAAAACGTATCATATAAGGATTGCAGATATAGGTGACGCTGGAAGCTCCCTTGGTTATTTTCAATCTGCTTTTTCAAATGTTATAACACATACTAATGAAATAATAATTAATAGTATGGAAGTAAATGATGTTTTTAATGGGTCAACTACCAGTACTTTTGTAACTGCAAATTTTGGTACTAATGGCGGTGGTAGCACAAGAAGTACAAGTGTAGCAATAAGCGGTGCTAGTTCTTCAATAGCATCGTATGTTCATACGCTTCCTGCTAGTGGTTCAGACAGTGCTTTTTCTACCTCTATTTCAGCTTCAGATATATCAAGTGCTGGGGGCTTTCCTATTACTTTAACAATAACTGATTCCGCTTTATCTGATATTACTGCATCATCTAGTGCTGCTTCAGCAGTAGAGGTAACTCTTTTTTGGTCTGGAACTAATGCTGCTAGTGGAAGCTATACGGTAACCGCAGCTAATGCAGGAACAGCAACCATTCATTACATTGGAGGTGGTGGTGGAGGTGCAAATGCTCTCAATGGAGGAACTGGTGGTGGTGGTTCAGGAGAAATTCGCATTTGGGAAGGTACTTTAAATCAAGGAGATGTAATCAGTTGGAGTGCAGGTTCTGGTGCGCCAAGGCAAACAATGGCAACTGGTGGAACCGCGCCTAGTGGAAACGCAACTACCTTGACTGTAGCTGGAGTTGCTCAAACAGGGGCAGCTGGTGGAACAGGTGGTTATGGAACTCCTAACTATGGTGGAACAGATCAAGGACAAGGAGGATCAGGGGGAGCAAACGGAACAGGATTTAGCAATCAATCAACTGGTAGCGGAACCACTGTAGCTACTGGATTACACGCTCCTTACGGTAGTGAAGGTTCTGGATCGTATTACAACGGTATAGGTGGCCCTGGTTATAAAATATTTTATGGGCAGACAAATGGTGTAAGAACTTCAGATACAGTAGGAGGTGATCAAGGCGGTGGATGGTCAAGTGCTTCTGCTGTTACACCTGCTCTAGGTGGTGGAGGAGATGGTGGTAAAGGTTTTGGCGGTGGCGGCGGTGGTGGTGATCACTATTCAGCTAGTGCCAGCTACATGACAGCAGCAGGTGAAGATGGTGCAGTAATAGTCTATTTTGGAGGATATACTGGTGGATAAAATAACTAAATTTGAATTAAAAAAAGAAGAAAACAATAAATTTGCTACGGAGTTTTTAAACTCGTTAGAAGCTAGAGGTGAAATTACTTCTGATGAAAAGCAAAAAAGATTGACTTTCATTAAAGAATCCCATGAAGCTATTTATGACCCTACAGTTTCACTTCAAAGTGATCCTGTAAATTAAAGGAATAAACTATGACATTAGCCAGAGATATTTCAGATACCAATTTAGCCAGAACAAATGCTGAAACAGACGTTAAGTTAAATAAAACTGTTACAGTAGTTTCTACTGGAAGCGGAAATAAATACGCAATAGATGGAACTCAACAGCCAGTGCTTAGTCTAGCTAGAGGATCTACATATGTATTCAATGTATCTGATAGCTCTGTTAGTGGTCATCCTTTTAGATTTTCTACTACTTCTGATGGTACACATGGAGGTGGATCAGAATATACTACAGGCGTTACTGTAAGTGGTACATCTACAGTTACTATAGCAGTAGCATCAGATGCACCAGATCTATTATACTATTACTGCTCAAACCATAGTGGCATGGGTGGTAGAGTAGATATAGTAGATCAGCACGTATTAGGATTTAACGGAACATCCTTTGTTCCTATTGCAGCTAAAAGACAATTAAAATCTACTAGAGCTACTAATATAGAAGGTGGAGCAACTGGTAGTATTCCATATAATACAGGTGCTAGTACTACACAGTTTGTTGGAATAGGTTCTGCTAATCAGGCACTAGTTGTATCAGGTGGTATACCTGCATGGACTACATCAGTTAATTTAGCAACAAATATAAATGGTGGTTCAGCAGGAGCCATACCATATCAATCAGGATCAGGTGCTACAGCTTTTACTTCTGTAGGTACAGCAGGGCAGGTATTACAATCGAATGGATCATCAGCACCTACATTCGTAGATAAAAGTACTATAGCTACTCCAACAGGCATAGCTACAG